GTTGTAGGTCTCGTAGGGCCTGCCTATGTACTTTTTGAGGTCCACTAGAAAATCCCCGGGAAGTTGGTATAGGTATACTTCTCTGAGGTTATCTCTACGCCGAGAAAACTGTCCATAGCGATACGGGCAGATATGCGTCTGGCCGTATAGTTTAGGGACACAATGGCCAGGTCTTCCTGGGACATCTGCACGTCGTCCGGAAGAGACGCCAGGATCATCTCGAACTTGACGGAGATGCGCGTCGTCACCGTTCTGATCTCTTCAATCAACTCCAGAGACGCATTGTCCATCTCTAAGGCAAAGTCACGCTGGGTCTCACCGTCATCCATGGGGAGGCGAATTTTCATCGGGAAGGCAGTGAACACATTGCCGCGAGAAGTGATGTTGACCGTGTTGTTGACGAGACGGATGTCCGACGCAAAGGACGGATGCGATAGCGTGACGAGAGTCAGGAACGGGTCTCCAGACTCCTGAGCGAATATCTCAGCCAATAGTTCTGGGCTTAGGGTATTACTCATCCCGGCATTCGCTCCCATTTCATATTGACACGAAACAACCTACCGCCTAGTGGGCGGATATCAATAGGGTCTAAGAATCGAAACTCGTCTGTGGCCAGAGTAAATGGATTGACGAATGAAAATGTCTTCGCCCCGTTGTTGAGCGTGGTCTTGTAGAAATCGTAGAGCACATCATAGTCATCGTAATCCAGGTCAATGGTGCAGGAGTAAAGATCGACGGCGTCCGTGTACCGGCTGCGCACCTTGGCAGGACCGACGTCAGTCTCTGACTTCACCAAAGTGTTGCCGAACACTACCGTGAACGAGTCGACGTTTAATTTCTGCTGAAGTTGGCTTGGCCATACTTCCATTATGAACCTCTCCGCTTGAGACCATAGGATTGCTGTAGGGTCTTATCGTACGTGCCCGAAGCCAGACCTTCTTTAACCTTGGCCGCGATTAGAATTTCAATCTGTCTCTCGCCACTTGGTCCAGTAGATTCTTTAGCCTGGACGTCAGCCCCGGTGTTGTTGGTGATGTTGATCGTTACTGGGGTGACAGAGGCTTGCACCCCAAGCTGTCCTCCAGGACCACGGGACAGCGGAAGGATAGCTTCCGGTCCGGCCTCGCCCATTACCCCAGTTTTATTGCTGCCATACTTAAACGCTGTTGGAGCTCCGACGATACCGCCAGACGCAAACATCTTCACACCGCTACCGAACACCCCGCCGTCGGCAAATCCTGGGGTGGCGAACTGTCCACTGGAACCGGGGACTGTTGTCTGAGCCTTGTTGGATGGAGTCAAGAAGCCAAGAAGTCCCTGAGCGATTGGCTGAATGACTGAGGCTCTGATGATGATCTTGAGTAGGTCATCAAGGACCGCCTGAGTGAACTGGTTGAAATTGTATGTGCCCTTTTTAGTGAACTCAAACAAAGCCGTCTCAAGGCCAGTGAATGCACTGGTGACAGCAGCAGCTGTTTGAGAGGCGGTAGTCCCGATGGAGTCTAAATAGTTTTGAGTACCAAGAGCAAATGCTCCTCCAGGAGAAATGGAGTTGCTGATCTTAGCTAGTTCGGCGTTGTACTCTTTTAAACTAATAGTCCCCTGGTCCACCTTGGCATTGAGCGCGTCTATCTTAGCGCCCTCAACCATCTTATTATACTCCTGAAGAGTAATGACCCCGTCGTTCAAGAAACGGTTGTACTTCTGGATGTCCAGTTCTTCGAGCTTCTGTTTATAGGCGATGAGGTCAAGTTTTCCTTCTGAGAACTCACGATTGAGTTTATAGACCTGGAAGTCTACTAGCTCATTGCCGTACTCTCTGGCATTGATGCGGCCTTTGATATACTCCTGATTTAGTTCGGCAAGGACGTCTTTTACCTTTTTAAGAGCTTCTTTTTGCCCTTCGGCAGCCTTTTGTCTTTTGATGAATTCCTCAAACAATTTTTTGGCGTCTGACTCCGGACTCTTGGGTATTTCTACAGCGTTCTTACGTGCCTCGGCTGCTAGATTTTTGTACTGGGTTACTACTCCCTGGAGAAGATCCGTGTCGTTCTTGTACTTACCTCCCAGATCGAAAAATCCTATCACGGATAGAGTGGCCTCCCTAAACTTTACCCGCACCTCAATCATTGTGGCGATGAGGTCATAGAACTTAGCCTGTAGTTTAAATAGTTTTTGAGTAAAGGTGTCTGTTGAGTCTCCGGTGTAGTTTATCAAAAGTACTATTCCAGTAAGGACCGCTAAGAAGGCAGCCGACCATGGGTTGGACACAGAAAATGCCAAAAGAGTCTGGCCCAGCTTTACGACTCTATTGATTAGAAGGGGAATTGCTGCTGTAGCCACGACTATGGCTATCGCCCCAAGGTTCTTAACAGCCGAGGACATAAGGTCCGCGAAGATTACAGTAGCTCCCAATTCCTTATTGAGCTCTCCAATCTGAAACTTTAGCTGTCCTATTCCCTTGGTTACGGTCTGCTCAAATGTCGGGGTGAGTTTCTTTGCCGCTGTGTTGATCTCGTCCATGTGCTTGGCGAGGACTTCCATCACAGAAGAAATACTGATGAGGCCTTTCTCAGCATCTGCCGCTAGGTTCTTTCCAAACTTCTCTCTGAGCAATCCCGCCAGTGTCGCGTTCTGGAGCATGACGGAACGAAGTTCCTGTCCACGCAATGTGCCGCTGGCAAATGCCTGACTCAACTGGATGATGGTGGCAGATGTTTCTGACGTCGTTGATCCGGAGATACGGAACGAGTTTGTCAGCACTTCAGTCAGGACAATCAGTGGTAGCCTTGAGAGAAGTTCCTAGACGAGTGTAAACTTCGCCTAGGTCACTAACCGAGGTATTGGTTCTATTGGCCAGTTCAAGTAGTTGCTTGAGCGCATCAGTGGCTCCCTGTTGACTGCCTGTAAGAATAGACAAACGGTTGGTCAGGTTCTGCATCTCATCTGAAAATGCGGCTAGCTGCCTAACACCAAGATACGCGACAAAGCTCTGGAAGGCATTGGATAAGAGGCCAAGGTCATTGGCCATCTTCTTGGTCTCTTTATTTATGTTTTTCATGCCATCGGAGATAACTTGCAGCTGCTGCTTGCTATCGCCCGCGTTTACCCGGACTTCTATTACTCTTCTCTGGTTTGCCGGTGGCATCGCTACTCCCCGCCTTGGGTTTTTTCTTCTCCGCTTCGTCCGCTACGATCCTCAAGTACTCCTTGTCTAAACTCCTTATGATAAATAAGAAGTCTTCCAAGTCATCAATGTCGAACACCCGACAGTACTCAGCAACTGCTGTGAAAGGAATGGCCTGTATGTCCATTCCCCCTGGCCTGCACGATGAGAGCTCTCTAAACGCCTCCATATAGAATTCGAGTCCGGAGATATTTGGCTCAAGTTCTTCTGGTCGGTTTTCAAAAAATCCCTTTCGTTCCAGGTCATAGTACTGTCCGGTCTCCAGAGCATCGCGCCACTTATAGGACCACTTCAAATAGCGCGTTAAAAGTTTCCCACATCCTCCCGGAAGTTTTTAAAGTCCTGGGTGTGGTTCCACAGTGTCAAAAACAAATCAGGCAAGCCGGTAAAGAACTCTAGGGCCACTGCGGGATTGCACTCAGCTACCTTGCCGTCAATCTCAACGCCCTTCCAGTCTACTAGGCATGCCTGAATAAATATCTTCACATTGATCTCAAGGACCTTAGCATCTTCCAAAGTCCCCATTTCAATCTGTCTTGAATAGGGCTTGTAGAGCTTTGCCATTGCCGCCTTCACAGACGGGTTAGTGGCCTTGAATGGGCGAAGTAGAAACCCAGTTTCAGAGGAGATGTTGAACCACACCCCGTTCTTCTCTAGGTCTTCATCGGCCTTAAAATATTTATCTAAATTAGTTTTCACTTAGTCCCCTTATGTTTGAATGTGCATTTTTAAACTATGCAATTCAAACCCCCGGAGTCAACAGAGACTCCGGGGCTATCATCTTACACTGAGCGATAGATTGTCAGGGCACTCTCGCCATTGGCTCCGACTTTGGCCTGACCAGTCATGTCCATAGAAATGTCCTGGTTGGCTCCGCCAGATGCAGGGTCATCGAAAGACACCTGAATAGCTGGCAAATAAAAGCCATACCATCCGTCAGTGTTCTCGACTTCAAAGCCTAGGCCGAAAGAGTCCTGGGACAACTTACGTGCCAGCATGTCCCAGTTGGAGTCCTTGAGATATGACGACAACGATACTTCAATCTTGGCCGTGCCAGGATTGTAGTTTTCGGGAGCCGCCTTACCGATACAAGTCTGAGTAGTCAGGTTGTTCGATAGGTTCAAGTTCAAGGACTGAATGCAGAACGTGCCAGACTCAAATGAGCCAGTCACATCTGTGGCCAGGAACGGCATGTCAACAGAGCCGTTCAAAGACTGAGTTGTCGCCGGGTCATCAATGTACGACTGATAGGTCAGGAACTCAGACGCGGCGTCAGCAGTGGTGTAGTCATTGCCAGACATCGTGAAGGCTCCGGAGATCAAAGACCCATACTCAACTTTCAACTCCATGCCAGAAGCCAGCATGCCTTTGTAGTTGATGGCCTTGGTGGTGAGGTCGAGGAAGGACTTCTCAATGGAGAAGGACTTCTTGGTGATACCAATAGACAGCTTGTCGCCACGCTGGAGGGTAGTGGTTCCGCCAGTTCCGTTTACCATTCCTTCTGGCCCAACATAGGTCAGAACGAGTGCCGTCACATCGGTGAGCATCACGGTCACATTGTTCTCAGGATTGGTGTAGCCACCGAGACGTACGAAATCTCCCACCACTAGGCCGTCAGTGATGTAGCTTCCTGAAGCAGAAGTAATGGTCTTAGCCGTAGCGTTGATAGTGGCTGCGCGAGTGATGAGTCCGAGGGAGCTCCAGTTGTTGAACATGGCCGACTCCATGAAGTCTTCAACAGCGGTCTCTTTGGCCAGTTCAATATCGTGCTTGCCGCCGACTGTCAGACCAGTTACGACCTGGCCAGAAGACATGCGGTCAGTGCGAATCTGCTGGGACTCCGTGGTCTCGGGAGTTCCAGAATACGACTCCGACACGAAACGTGCCGTAGACCATTCACCAGAACCGCTGGCCAAGTTGGTGGCCGCTGTAGTGACTTGGGGATCACTGGCCGTGCCGGTGATGGCGCGGGTGACAAGGGCCAATGCAGCTGCGCTGGCTCCGATGGCTGCGCTAACCTGGGTAGCTGTAGACACGCCGTCCTCGATGTTAACCAGGATAGCATTTCCAGTTACAACCACCGTCTCAGACCCAGCCGTGACCGTGTCAGCGTACTGGATCGTAATGCTATTTCCTTGGCTACCGCCATTGACCGCAGTGTAGGTGATGTCATCAATGACGACAGTCGCCTTAACCGACGCCGGAGTGACGCCGTAAGTTACTTCCTTTTTAAAAGCCAGTCTGACCAGATTTGAACTCGACATCATTCCCCCTATTTAATTTATAAATCCACATCAAAATAATAAGACATCAGAAACGAGGCGGACATATAGCCGCCTTCGAATTGAAGTGTCGCACCGCCGTCGAAA